GTACTCTGTGCTGAATTTATGTAGCTTCTGATTCCCCATACGGCAAGACCAAGGGATATAACGCAATCATCGTGCTTACCATCAGGGGCAGAATATATGATTCGTCCGTTTTGCGTAATGCTATATTCAAACTGCATGAGTTCTTGCATGATAGCTTCGATGTTCGGGAATGTTATCATCCTTTGCTCAATGGCTATAGCAAGTTGCTCTATAAGGCGTTGCTTCGATTCATTCGTGAACTTATACCCTTCGACTGAAACGCCCGCTGTCTGCAAGTCTTCAAATATCGGGTCTCCTACGCCAGTAGCGTCAAGATATACCAAGGCGTTATTGTATTTATTGGATAAAGACTGTATGCGAAGCTTTTGTTCTGTCCAGCGTATATCTTGGAATCTTTCAAAGGCGACGACGCTTCTTGTCGTAGCGTCTATAACAGTCAATACGGTGAAGTCTTGGCTCTTGGCTAAATCCGCACCCATAACATAGTGGCGACCAAGAACAGGATTAAGAAGGGCCCCTACTCCGCAATTACGAATACCTTTGAAGACCGATGTTTCATCATCTAAAAACTCAGCCATGAACTCCTGCTTAAATAACCGCTCAGACATATCCTTCTTGGCTTGCTCTATTTCTTCAGACGGAATGTAAGGGTTATCCGTCGTTACGAAATGAAAGGATTGATACTCTTCGTTTTCCATCGTAAAAATATCGAAGAGGTGATTACGGCCCTTCGGCGTTCCGATAAAGAGAGCACGGCCTCTTGTGTCTGATAGCATGGGCCGTATGATTTCCTGCCAAACGTTAGCCTTCATCGTTGCGTATTCATCGAGCACCACGAAGTCAAGCCCTACGCCCCTCAATGTATCTTCTGAATCCGCACCTTTAAGCGAGATTTCAGAGCCGTTCTTGAGATAGAAAGTAAGGTCAACCTGATTTATCTTCTCAAGAAGCTCCTGCGGTAGATATTTTTTAATCAGGTTAAAGGCTATCATCTTTGACTGTTTATATGTCGGAGCGATATAGAAAATCCTTGAGTTATTTACGGTGAGAGCGACCTTGATGATTTCATTGACAGCGAGCGTTGTCTTGCCCCATCTACGACCACAGACAAGAACCCTGAATCTTTTAGGGCAATCGTGAACACGCTGTTGACCTAAGTGCGGGCTATAATCTATGACAAGCTCTTTGATACCTTCCTCAACGCTCACCGTTTAATCTCCTCTTGAACTTCTGCGATTCTATTCCGCACGGTTTCTTTCTCTTCTGAAGCCTTCCACTTGATTTCATAGTGCGTATGCTGTGACTGGTCTATCAATGGGGAAGGTACGAATTCTCTGCCTATCTGTATCAAGAGATTCAGATGTTGAAAAGAGCCTTTATGAGCGTAGGCTTCAAGCCATAGATACCATTTGCCCCGCCTCTTCAAGACTTCCGTCTTTGCATACTCGCTCAGCCATTCCTCGAATCCTTCTTGATAGTGCCACCCAGTAGCTTTGTCATAGTACCTGTTCCTATTAGGGTCGCCTATAGCCTCGCAAGCTCTCGTAATATTTCCCATGTTCAGGGTATATTCTTCAGCGAAAGCTATTTGCTCTGCTGTAGGATTAAACTCGGCTTTCTTTTGCTTTTCTTCCATGCTCTTCCTTGCCTCCGTTATCAGACTGTCTTTATAACCGTTTCAGGGTTAACGCCGAAGACTTCTTCAAACTCCGAAACCTCCTCTTTTTCTTTCTTCTTTCCCTTCTTATCATTCTTATCATTATTGATTGTGCTGGTTCTACTGTCGTCTTGATGTCGCCGTGATGCTGGAATTGATGTCGATTCTGTTGTCGGTTTCTCGTTGCCTTTCATCTGATAAACGCTCCAATTACATATGGTTATGACTGAAAATCTCTTGCTGGTTTTGATGGTAATTTGTTCATCTTTTTCTAATCTTTTCAAAAACTTGGCAGTAGTTTCTCGATGCCAACGCCATGATTCCGAAAGCTTCACCTGACTTGTTACGAATTCACCTGCCTTTAGGCTTACGTCCACATCTCCCAAGGTCAGCGTTTTGTCTTTGAAACCCGCCCTTAGAAGTAAGTCTATCCATGCCTCCGCTTTGCTGAATTTCCGATGTTCGAGCCAATATTTATTATCCTTAATCTTCCTGTACAGCTTGATATATCCGCCTTCAATATAGTCAGAATTTTCCACCCCTTACCTCCATCGTTTCGTTTTTCGTTTGTCGTCTCTCTTCTGTCAAAACCGCATCACGAAGAAGCGAGAGGGCCTTGTTGTATCGCCACAGATTGACCAACTGCTCTCTTTCTTCGTAATCCCTCACCAGTTTCTTGCAGGTAGCCTCGTGTACGGCGGGATATTCAATTTTCATTAACCTCTTACCTGTTCTTGAATCCTTGCCGTTAAGCCCTACGAAGTAAGCGTTCGGTACTTCGGAGAGCAGGACAGCCCCTATCTTAATATCTGTCGTTTCGAATAGCATTGTCCGCCTCCACAAAAGACACCGTTTTATAATCGAACGTTACCGCAAGCTTTCCACCGCCCGCTTGTCGGGCCTTCGCTACATGGAGTATCGCTCCGTCCCTGTCTTTCGATATTAAGACGACGGTATCGGCGTGTTGATTTATTGCGAAACTCTCTCCCATATGCGATAATCTCGGCTCCCCCTCATTTGTAGCAAGGCGATTGAGCTGAGCACCCGCAATAACTGGCAGGTCAAGCTCTCTGGCAAGCTGTTTCAAGTCCTTAGTGATTTCCGACAGTATCTCATGGCGGGCTTGGTCTCTCATCCTGAAAGAGATAAGCTGAAGGTAGTCTACACAGATGAATTCTATGCCCTCTTTCGCCTTTACCTTTCGGGCCTTTGCGAGCATGGTGTTAAGGCTAAGGGCAGGGGTCGTATCGAGGAAGAATTTCGAGGCTGAAAAGGCTGATATGGCCCTGTTAACCTTCTGACGTTCAGCGTCTTTCAGCGTCTTCGGGGTTTTCATATCGCTTAAATCTACCGATGCCTCCTTAGAAATTAAGCGATAGAAGATTTCGAGCTTGTCCATTTCGAGAGAGAAATACAGGCCCGCACGACCTTCAGTCAACGATAGCCTGTGAGCAATATCAAGTAGAAGCGAAGACTTCCCTATGTTCGTGGCTCCCGCTATGATGATGAGATTTCCCTTGCCGAATCCACCGCAATATTTATCAAGGTCAGTAAATCCGCTTGATAGGCCAGTGAACCCTATGCCGTTGTCGAGCCTATTCGCAAAATCCGCATTACCTTCTATAGCTAGCTCTTTCGGCGTGATAATATCATTCTTAATCTCGGCTTGAGCGAGTTTAGAGAACTTCGTTGCTATCTCACCGAGAAGGGCCGAGTAATCGTCCTCTCCTGAGACAGCTTTTTCGATGTTCTTCTGTGATTCTGCTATGATTTTCCGTCGGACGGAATAGCTTTTTAAGATGTCGGCATAATGCTTGAAATTCGCCGATGTCGGCACTTCCGAGGTTATCCCTGTTAAATAGGAAGGCTCGACCTTGCCATGTAATGCCTCGGTAAGCACTATCAAATCTATAGGCTTCCTGTCCTTAGCAAGAGCGAGGATAGCATTGAAGATAGTCTGATTTTTTTCGCTGTAGAAATACTCAGGAATGATTGTTTCAATAGCTTCGTTGATAACGTTACCGTCGAGGAATATTGAACCGAGGACGGCCCGCTCGGAATCTTCACTTCTGGGAAGTGTTATGTCCATTTCTAGCCTCTCTTCTCTCATTTATCATTTTTAAAACTCTCGGAAGGATGCTTCCGATTCTTTCAGGCTCAGACCTCCGAGGCTGAGTCGTGTCATTGCTGAATTCCTTTGCGTTCATTCGTTCCATCTTTACCCCCCAAAATAAAAATGCCAGTCCATCGAGTATTTTTCTCTCGATGAGCTGGCACAATTGTCAACGCAATACTTTATGCGTCTATCTTATGGGCCTCGACAGTCAGAATGACCTGACAGCGACTCAAAGGTTATTTGAGGCGAATCAATTTTTCATTTATCACGTCATAAGTCTATAACTCCTCGGCAATAAGTATATCCTACGTTTTCGATTTTGGCAAATTCGGGTCGTCGTCTGTTACCGTAAACGCTTTGTTCTTTTTGTCCGTATCCTCGTCCGTCTCATTCTGAATACTTGATTATAACCTCGGCCTCTTGGTCAGCAGGAGCGTTTATAAGCTCTCCCATCTGGCTATCTTCGCCTTGAAGAAGGATTTGATAGCTCTTGTCGAGCGATACGAGGGCCTTGGAGTGAACCTCCTTGACCAATGCCCTGAATTTGTATGCTTTCTCAGTAGGCATGAGATACCCTTAATTTACAAACATTTTTACAAGCGAAATGAGCTATATTGAATGATGAAGGACTGACAAGGACTGATACTATCTGACTTACTACTGACGATACTTTCCGACGAAGATTATAGATAAAATGGCAGGAAAAAGGCACTTCCGTCGGTAT